CTCCGAATATCCCAATACCAGCTTCCCTGCTGTTCTGACTACGGACATCATTGAGGGTTTCGGCTACGACCCGGTGTTAGAAGGTCCCCAAGCCACCACAATCCCGCCGTACCAGTACAGCCAACGTGACGGCGTGGTTGAGGTCGACGGCAAATGGTACACGCACTATATCGCCGGCCCCGTTTTTCAGGACTACACCGATGACCAAGGTGTAGTACACACTGCTTCTGAACAGTATGAAGCATATTGTTTTACAAAAGATTCAGATCAGGCCAAAGTTGTTCGCACCGACCGAAACTCTCGGTTAGCTGAGTGTGATTGGACGCAACTTCTCGATAGCCCTTTGGATAATCAGGGTAAAATTGCTTGGGAGTTATATCGAGAGGAGTTACGTAATATCCCCCAGCAACCCGGTTTCCCTTGGGAGATTACCTGGCCGCAGAAACCATAATTCGCTGTCGATTTGTTTTTATAAGCTCCTACGGGGGCTTTTTTTATGGGTATTTGTTTTGACTGCTTCTATACTTTATTGGGTCTTGTGTTTATCCATGGGTCACGGCAAGCATTGTGTCTTAGAACTATATAATGCTGATCGTGATAAATTAAACGATGAGATTTTTATACGCGATTCTTTGGCCGGTGCTGCCTTAGATGCTAACGCTACTTTACTGGACATAAAAACACACTCATTTAGCCCTCAGGGTGTAACCGGTTTCGCGCTTTTAGCTGAGTCCCATATATCTATCCACACCTGGCCCGAACACGGATATGCCGCTGTGGACGTGTTTACCTGCGGAGTTACGACTGATCCGGAACGAGCTTGTGAGTTTTTAGCTGAATCTTTTTCCGCTAAATCGCAGCATATTATTACTTTGGATCGTTACTTACCAAGTCTTGTTTCTGCTTAATGCCGTTTGCTCCCTAAAATAGTACTAAGGCGCACACTTTTGAGTGAGCGAACAAGACCTTCTGTTCGAACTCAAATGTTTACAGCGAAGCTCTGCCCGTAAAAGATTCAGGAAGGATATCTTCGAAGCGTGGGATGGATGCGCTTATTGCGGTCGTCACAATCCGTCTACGTTAGATCACGTTGTTCCCCGCTCTAAAGGTGGATCAACCTGTAGAAGTAACTTAGTTGCCGCTTGTGCCGACTGTAATCTTCAAAAATCCGACTCAGATTTTTTTAGCTGGTTTCGAGCCCAGACCTTCTGGCTCTTAGACCGTGAGGAGAAACTTTTAACTTGGGTAAACCAAGATCATATGCAAGTGGAGTCTGCCAGAGAATATAAAGAACTCTGTCAGACTCCATTAATATGTTCGTCGACTACTGCTTCGCCAGACGAGTAATGATACCAGCGAAGATCTCGACGATCCGGTAGTAGGTAGCTACTGCGGAGTCATCTTTTTTGGTTGGCGTCACGTTGACGATAATCAACGCCAACGCGTGGACCGCCAGTAAAATTTCGACCAGTGTTTTAGCGTGTGCAATTAGGTTGTCCATAAGACCTCCTGGATATACCTATATTACTCCCTTTTGAAGTTGCTTCTTATTTCCATTGCTCCGCCAAGTAATTCTTGCGCTTTTGATCCGTCAGCAGGGTGTTCGATATAAGTTGTCGTTGGTGCGTCGACTTTAGCCCAATCTTTTTTTATCTGCTCTACCTGTTTATCTACGTCGTTTAGTGTCGTATCTATCTTCCATAGCACCCAATCGTGTTTACAGTAATTTAATATTAATCTTACAATTTTATACTTTTTAACTTTTGGGAACTGTTCCGCTATATCTTTTAATAATTCATACAGAATTGCAAACCAAAAATTGTACTTAATTTTTTTCATTGATCTTACTTAGGATCAACTGATCTAATTTATCGTTAATATGGTTTAAACGGTCTTTAATTTCTGTTAAGCCTGAATTCAGATCTGCTTTGGATGCATAAGTCATCGGAAAATCTGTCACTATCTTTTCAACATCATCTAGTCGTTTTTTAACAGAATTAAACCTATCGTTTAATACTGTCTGCCTCTGTTGATGCGACCACGTGAAAAACCCGAGCACCGTGGCAGCTATTGCTACTAAAGCTTCGGGACCCACAGCTCAATAATCTATCTTTTTAAATTTTAGGAGTTTGTTGTTCTTACCGACCATAAAATATCGTTTAAACTAACAATATTCAGAGGGCTTTACAGTGAGCCAATTTACTAAAAATTCGGAGCTCGATAACCTCCTCGCTAGCGGTGTTTCTACCTCTAGTTACCGAGCGTATTCGACCTCATTCGATCAGCGCCGTACTCTGAATGCCAGCGGTGTGGTGATTGTCACCGCGTCTCAGCGTGAATACGCCGCTGACGGTATTTATGGTATTTCTGATTATTATCAACTGACCGTCAACGCTACCGGCGTCATGCGTGTCAACATCCGCGAGACCAACTCCTGCGGTGACGTTATTGTTCTGAATTCATCTGGTGATGAGGTTCTGACCGCTTCGCCTTCGAAGTTCAGCTCCCGCGCCAACTCGGTGACGACCGCCAACATCAACTCTTCTGGCGTCTATTACACCTACATCCAACTCAAGGGTCGTAGTGGAGCCGAGTACAAAGTCGGTCTCGACGTTACTCCTGCGTGAGCCATAAGATCTCCCAGAAAGGGTTAGATCTTATAAAAAAATTTGAGGGTCTCCGCCTCACTTCTTATCAGTGTGAGGCGGGTGTCTGGACTGTTGGTTACGGTTCAACTGGACCTGATATAGGAGCTAACCTGACGATTACCGAACCCGAGGCAGACGCTCTGCTTCGGGATGACGTGGCGTATTTTGAGCAATTCGTTAATGAAAGTCTGAAGGTTCCTGTTAATCAGAATGAGTTTGACGCCCTTGTAAGTTTCACTTTTAATATCGGCGGATATGCCTTTAGATCTTCTACGCTGCTTGCTCTTTTAAACGACAAAACAGATCGAACTATTGTCGCGTCTGAATTTTTAAAGTGGGTAAAAGTCGGTTCAAAAGTAAGCGAAGGCTTAAGAATCCGGCGTGAACAGGAAAAAGCGCTATTTTTAACCAAGCCTCTGCATCCTCTCTTGAGCTCTTCGATCGTCGCAAAACGAGACACGTGGCTTAAGCGTGAGCCCCTGCAGGCTGCTGATTTACCTGCAGAACGTAAGTTATTCGTCCCTAAAGGGTCTGCGCACGCCTGGGACCTTATAACTATGGTTCCCGGTAAGTCAGACTATAGGTTGAAGTTAACCGCGCAACCAGATCGAGATTGGTGGTTCTTCCCAGACCACTGGAAAATTATTAATGATCCAGTATCCGTCGAGTCGGAAGATTTTTCCCACGCAAATAAGCTGGTTTTAAATGTTCCTTATTTCAGTCAGCGAGATAATAAGGTAGATCCGATGCGCACTTGCTTTAGCAGCAGTTGTGCGATGCTATTGAAATATTTAAAACCTTCTAGTATTACGACTGATGATGATTACATCAAGGTTGTATATGCCTATGGGGATACTACTGATGCTTCTGTACAAGTCAAGGCTTTAAAGGATTTTGGCGTTTCTGCGGAATTTCGGCAAAACTTTGGGTGGAGCGATATCGATTCTCAATTGACACGTGGCATCCCTGTTCCGATTGGAGTTCTCCACAAGGGGCCGGTTTCCCGTCCCACGGGCGGTGGACATTGGATTGTCATTATCGGACGCAATGAAGACAATACAAAGTACGTCGTGAACGACCCCTTTGGTGAAATGGATCTAGTTAATGGTGATTATGTATCCTCTAACGGCAAACAACTTTTATATTCCAAGAAAAACTTAGGTCCCCGGTTTATGGTTGAGGGACCCGGAACCGGCTGGGTTATTAAGGCTTCCAAATGAATTCTTCAGCTTGGGACAATATCGCGCGGTGTGCTGACACTCGTGCTCAGGAGAAAACCTTTAATTGGGATGAAGATTCCAGTCCTCTCGGGGATTTGACGACCCGTGAGATGGCTCGAATGCTAAGTTATCGATCTGCTCTCATCGAAAACATTGTCCGAAACTTCCAGCAACACTACGAATTCCCAACACTTTGATTGGCAAGTTGTTCTTGATAACTGGAATGTTCAGGAAGAACAGGATAAAGCTGATTTTTTAGAGGTTTTATATGATCTGTATAAACCCGAAGATCACACCTATACCGGTCTTTGGAAGCGTTTCGAAAAAGATGCCGCGTGGACTCTCCGCGATTATTGGGCTCGGGGTAACGTTAAAACTTTTCGTTTAGATACCGATGAATCTAAAATAGAAACATCTACTAAGTAGTTGTGTCTAGAGATTACGATCAGGAGTACAAAACTTACCACGGTACAGACGCTCAGAAAAAGCGGCGAGCCGCGCGTAACAAAGCTCGTCGCCGGTTAGAGCGTGAAGGTCGCGTCCGGAAGGGTGATGGGAAGGATGTCGACCACCGTGATGGTAATCCTCTAAATAATTCTGACGCTAATATAAGAGTATTGAGCCGTAGTACAAACCGGAGCGAACAGTAGATGGCCATCCTTCCCGGCTCAGACGCACGTGGGAACGCCCCGGAGGCTATGGGTGGCCTCATGTTCCCCCCTGGCTTGGACGGCTATAACGTTGAGCCTACCCGTGGCGTACGGCGCACTCTGCAGCTTGATGACGCCAATCGCATCGCTGCTCAACTCGAGAAAGATCGCGGCGTTTATATTCGTCCGCCTATTGGACCCGTTGAGTACGCCGAGTCCAACATCAAAAAATCCACCGCTCTTACCGGCGTTGCTGGTTACAACCAGAAAAATATCCCGATGCCCAACAGCCCTGACGACATGAGTCAGGCTCAGTACATGGAATCCATCGCTCAGTCGGTTCCTGAGCAGCGGATGCGAATGCGTCAGGCTCTCTCCGTGGGCAAACAGAACTTCTTAAATACTCCAACAATGCCTCAGGAGTATCCTTTAAGCTCACACAATATGATGAACAATCTGCTTGCTTTAGCTAAGCAAAAACTAGGTAAGTAATCATGCGCGATTCCGATTTCCCTATTCGTCTTGCCGGTCAGCGTCTGGGTTTAGAAGCCTATAAACTGTCCGGTATAACTCCTTCGGAGATTACACGTCGTCTCCGTTACCAAGAAACCTTTCCCCGTACCTGATCATGCGTTTCGCTGGCCCGATGATTTACGAGAAACCCGAGGAGATGGAGTACACAGCCAACCGCTTTGCCGGCGCTGTGGCAAAACAACACCCTGGGTTGGTTGAACGGATAACCGCTGCTATCGTGCCGGGTAAACAAACCGGCGAGGATGAGCGTTCCGCTTGATTCCCTTCACAAAGTAACTCTCGATTGGGTGACTCCGTCTGCTGAGCGCTGCATTGCCAAGCACGCTCGCACTTCCACGGTTGATCCTGATCGAGAGGAGTACAAGGGGCTTCTACGCTACTGTATTAAGCACGGGCACTTTAGTGTGTTCGAGCAAGCTTGCGCCTGCTTCGAAATTATTACGAGCCGTAGTATTTCAGCTCAGATAATCCGACATAGATCGTTTTGTTTCCAGGAAACGAGTCAGCGATACTGCAACCCTAATGAAGTCCTTGGTTCGAAAATCGAAAACGTTTGCGAGTTCGAGCTTCGTTCCCAAGATCTTAAAAATCGTCAGAACAGCATTGCCTATGACGATACACAGATGGAGGAGAAGTATCGCTCGCGCATACGAGATCTATATCACCAGACCTTGGATCTCTACGACGACATGGTTTTGGACGGCGTGGCAAAAGAAGTCGCTCGTAATATCCTCCCGATGAGTTCCCCGACACGGATTCATATGCAGGGCAATATTCGCAATTGGTTGTTTTATGTCGGTCTGCGTTCCGTTCCGGGGACTCAGCTAGAGCACCGATACATCTCAAATTGTATCGGGCGCGAACTTCGTTTCCTCATGCCTGACATCATTCAGGCGATCACCGAGGTTGCTTTCGAGGAGCGGTCCCTGGGTCTTAAGGGTTGGCGCTACATCGATGAGCTGAAGTTCGCCTAAGGGAAAGCCGGGGTTCATGGCCCCGGCTCTTTTCCCTATGCGCATACTTTATATTATAACAGATTATTCCACGGGTCAACCTGCTCGTCAGTCGGCTGAGTTTTGGGGACTGCCGGTGTCGGAACAAAAGGCGCGGGCCGAACCGGTGCAGCAGTTTGCGCTTGCATAATTTGGATCGCTTGCCTCAGGTTCTTATTCTCTTCGACCAAAGGATTCATCTGCGCCTGCACCCATGCCTGCGCATTCTTAGTTAGTTGATCGAGAGCGTTTTGCGGGTGTGGGAAGGAGTAGACCAGACCCTGATCGTTCTCTACCCGCTGCCCTTCCTGGCTTTCTGCCAGCGTCTCTAGGAACGCGATGGCTTTGTCCGCCGCTATTTCGCCTAGAAACGAAAGCTCATACGGACTGATGACGCCGTTGTATTTGTCGTAAAGATACCTAAAAGCTTGAGCCACTCGCATAGCTTCAGCTTTCTGCTCTTCTGTTTTCCGTCGAGCTTCGCTTGCTACTGCTGCTGCAGCTAATGCTGCACCCGTGGCACCTACGGTTGCTCCGGTTGCTTTTGGTTCTACAAAAGCGCTTACGGTTGTAGCGCTAGCACCTGCGATGATGATGGCTGCAAAAATACGATTAATCATCTGATTGCTCTTTTGGTTGGTCGTGCTCTTCGAATGCGGCGTCCCAACTGTTGGGCGAACTGGCCCAGTCTATAGGTGAGGGCAACCTATTCTTACCGGAAGCTGCACGATCAGTCGAGATATCGAAGGGTTTTAATCGTATTCCGGTGACTACAGCTTTTCCGTTGATGTACTTAGCTGTGATTCCGGGGATCTTGATTACGTTGTTGGTTGTCTCCTTCAGTCGGTCGACGAATCGCGGCTTAGCGCTGTGCTTGTAACCGTTAGATTTGCAATAGTTCACGTAGGAGGCATACACTTCTGAGTATGCGTTCTTAACGTATAGACCTCGTTCGGACTCATCGATGGTTGGCCGGAAGGCACCACCGCCCAGGATCGTGTGGGCATTAGGTGCATAGAGGCAGCAGTCAGCCATCCATGCGCAGATCGGGTTGTTGAATACCAGAGCGTCGAGGTTAGAGGTGTTCAGGTCTGGGCAATACTTAACCGGGTTTGCGAGTACATCTCGCATCTCCTCGTAAGGCATATCGATCAGCCATTTAGCCACGCCGGGCAGTTCTGCTGCGAATTCACCTTCGATTCGGTCGGGGAACACACTGATCAGGTTCCGCCGCTTCGAGGGGTCCACCACCCGATCCATAACAATGGTCAGACGGCGGCGTTCGAGACCAGAGCTGATGTCTGAGCTGCTGATGTGCTCGTTACTCGCGATAGAGACCAGCAGTTCGGGTTTGAAGTTGACGATCTCCTTTCCGTACTTCCGCTCTGCTCGAAGGGTATCGCTCGATGACGTGAGCTTCTTAAGGGTGTCGAGGCGCTTACTGAACGATGCTTCGTCGGTCAGGAGCAGCAGTCGTTTGCCGATAAGGCTATGGCACTCGAACCTGTTTGTTTCGATGGTTTCTAGGTCAGACGTGTGCGTTCCGGTGTAGCCGGCCAACGCGATCAGAACCTGCTGCAGCGTGGACTTACCCGAACCGCCAGGGCCAATCAGGTGGAGGAAACGCTCACCTGTTGTGTATCCCGTCAATACAGCCCGAAGGAAAGCACGGATAATGATCGTCTTGTCCTTCCCGACTGCCCAATCCAACCACTTAAGAAACTCCGGGCAGCTTCCGTTGGTGTCGTAATCAAACAGCAGCTTGGTTTGGAAGTACAGATCCTTGTGATTTCCGGGCTCGAAGTCGAGCGTGGCAGCATCGAGAACTCCATTGCGGAAGGGAATCTTGCCCCGGTTTGATTGCCAGATGGAAGCTCGGCCCGCTTTTACGGACTTAAGAAGCTTGGCTTTTAGGAGCTGATAAACCGAGTTCACTGTTGCCGAGCTGTACTTAGGCAGTACACCCGCTCGCACAAATGTATCTAAGGTCTTTACAACTCTGCGTTTGATATGCTGTTCATCATTAATAAACCAGACGCCTTCATCTCCATCGTAGTGAAAGAATTCATCCAGGCTTGAATCGAATAGGAAAGAGTCTCCATAGTTATTTACGATAATATCTGCAATATCGTTCTCACTAAACTGCCTGTTGTTGTTCTGGATCTGTATTAGCTGCGCAGGGGTATCGGGGGTTGGTGCCGTTGTCATTTGTTTTGATGTTGATGTTGATTTTGTTTTGTTCTCGACCTTCTGGTTGGCGGGTTTCTCCGAGGTCAGCTCGAAAGTGAGAACGGAATTAACAGGCTTCGGCCGCGTGGCCTTGATCTGATCCTTAATGTCGTCAGGACAATTCGATTCAAATACATCCCGACTGTAATATTTTACCTTTTTCCAGGCGGCTAATTCACCGTCCTGGGAGGCCATGGTCACTGCGGGTCGCAGGTTCGGCGCGTCGTAAATGCTGCCGAGGATCCGGTTGAATTTGCCGTCTAGCTCCGGGGCGTACTCGTATATACAGTAGAAGAGTCGGTTCGAAATGTCAAGAGGTGCCTCGGTGACCGCGATCTTTTGTTCCCTCAGCCAGTTGCTCCATCCGATCAGTTCTTTCAGCGCCATCGCCATAGCGAAGGATCGATCCTCCACCGCTCCTCCTTCGAGGATGTGCCTGACCTGGGCGCTCAGCAGCGGTTCGAGCTGTAACCCATCTGGGTCAACGTCGATCTTTAGGCAATCAAGGGGATCGGCGTCCTCAGTTTCAGTCTTTGGTATCGCTACATAAGCCTGGAACGCCTCTTGAATCTTTTTAATTGGTATGTATTTATCTGTGAGCTCTATAAGTTCCGTGCCCTCTTTAGCTCCGTAGAAGAGGTTAACTGTCGATGTCGCCCTGAAGTCTGATCCAGGAATCTTTTTGGCGATTTCCTGCGTGAGCCACCTGTGGAAGCTCGGGTCTGTTATCGGTTGCTCTAACCCAAAAACTAATCGGAATCGAGGCCAATCTTCAGCGTTACTGGGTGAGTAGTAGGCGAACGATAAGTACTTTTGGCATATCTCGATGCCGCTAATCTCTTCTACGGTTAACTGAATGTCTTTGATTTTATTACCGTTTTCATCCTTACCATCAGCTTGATTATCGATATCGATGATAATTAAGCCTGCTTTTATCGCATTAGTTTCTCCTTTTACTCGTTTTCCGCCCACAAGGTGCCAAGCACAGAGCCCCGCACCCGCTAAGACCTCCTCGGAAATGGTTTTAATATCCTTCTCACAGGCTTCCCAGTTAGAGTTAAATGCTCCAAAATTTCCCCCTTCCGGAATCTTGCCCAGCTTCGGGCTGATGTGCTTTTTGACTTCGAAATTCCGGGAGTAGAGAAAGTCCATAGTCTGAGCGCGTGGTGCCATTGTGGCACGACTTCCCAGTTCCCGCAGCGGAAGTGGGTATTAAGGTTGGGAGTTGTCCTCGTAAAATTTTCTAAGAACTTGAAGCCAAAGTTCTTTGTGTTTACTTACTTGTTCCTTGCTGAAAGTAAAAACTTGAACAGGGTATTCGGGTAACGGTGTAGACACAATAATCTGCGTCTTATCTATCTGAATACCTAGGCAACTCTCAGCTGCAATTGTATAAGCAGCGAGCTGGAGTTGAGTCTTTTTGAGTTTGAATACCCCGCTTATAAGTGCTTTCCTCGTTTGTTCTGGGATGTCCGCTTTCGCTTTGGGGAAGTTTGCGGAGTACGGGCCGACACTCGTTTTAAAGTCCCCGAGAATAATCTCTCCGTTACCGTCCTGATAAATTACGTCGCAGCATCCGGCGTATCCCCAACCTGTTTTGCTGTCGTAGTAGTGGATGCGGCCTACGCCATCTTCCCCTACATAGTTAGACCATTGGGGTTGGTTGAACGGTTTTTCACTCCACAGTATTTTTCCACGTTCAAATAGCTCATCTAGTTTTTCAGGCATACCGTTCCAAAACGGCATGTACTCGTTTGGGGGGTATACTTCCAACCCTCTTACGTAATTTTCTACCGCGTTGTGGATAAAACTGCCCCTTTCCGCAGCTTTTTCCATCGCACCCGGATTCATGATATTCCAGTGCGCTAATTTTTTTCTTGTTTCTTCCGTTTGTGTTGCCGACAGTATGCTTGTTACAGACGGGAGCGGTATAGGTACGCCTCCGCATACATAGTGTCTTAATCCTTTGATCGTTAGCCGTGTTTGGGACACTGTAAGTGTGTCAACTTGCTTCTATACTACTCTCTCTTTTGAAAAAAGCGTCTATTTTATAGAGAACTTTTTCGCTTATTTTAGTTTCTCTGTTCAACCAGAAAGCATCTTTAAAGTTTATTTTGTACAGATTACTTTTAACAAATAGTATTGTTGCTGCTATATCATGAGCTATTGCTGCGTGTTCCTTGAGTTTATAGTAGCCTAAATGAATTCTACCTTTACCTGGGTACATTATATACGCTGCGTAATTTTCGTAGCCGTTTACTTTAGATACACCTCTCAATTCTGCGGTGCTCCATGTTTTACGATTATGTAGTTGTTGTAGAACTGTAGCTAGCCGAAGATTAGTTATAGAATTATTTAAACCGTTATTGTCTATATGATCTATCGTATAACCACTAGGTATTAATCCGTTGCTTTTTATCCAGATTAAATTATGTACTGCATATTGTTTGTTACTTATTTTTTGTCTCCAGTATCTTTTGTTTCCTGTCAGATACCCGAATTGTGATCCTTTTCTGTGCCTTTTAAAATTTTTGGACCATACAGCTCCGCTAATGGAGTTTTCGTCGATCGATAATAGCTCACTAATATCTAATAGATTAACCATGAGTTAAAATTTTATCGGGAATTTACCTGGATTTATACCTCCATCTTTTTCGTCTTCTTCATCATCATCTTCTTCCTCTTCTTCGTCTTCTTCATCATTTACAAAGAATTCCGAGACGTGATAATCGAACTCGCGTTGATTAGCGTCTAATTCTTTCGATAGACACAGTCCTGCACTAAACGACTCAGTAACGATTTCTGCGCAGTTTTCAGCTTCTCTTGGGTTCCCTTCGGGGTCGATGCACTCCTGCAGGAGTTGATCAGATATAAGAATGGCGCAGAGTTTGTCCAGCTTGTGGTTGGTTGCGACGAGTTGTTCGAGTACATGACGTTGGAAGTCTTCAAACTTCTGTGATTTTGATTTTGTCATTGCAGAGGAGGAAGTGGGTCTACACGGTCCCAGTCGAGTCCAAAGGTTACCTGAGTTCCATCGTGCCAGTTATCGGGTCGTTGAAACACGAACCAGCAAGAGGTAACCGAGTCCCGCGTGGAGCCGATGGCCCTGAATTTAGGACGCGGACTGAGGACAATCATATTCGAAAGCTTATTTTTAAGTAAGAATGTCCGACGCTTCGCAACAGGCTCTATAAACGAAAGTCTATCCAGGATTGCTATGCCTTTTCGTGCGATCTGTATACCGTATTCTAATATGTACTCATTAAACTCGTAGGATCCTAGTGTAGACGCTATGACCCAGTCGTAGTTCTTGTTTCGTTCTCCCACCCACCAGATCGGATCCATAAGGTTGTCCGGGTTGGTGTTGGTCGTCACCGAGAAATTGTGAGCTCGAAGTTGATCCGATAAAACATTCAGCGGATCATGCGGAACCAAGACCGAGCCTTGTATATACGAGTGTTTAACAAGCGCATGTGTGACTCCTTTTGGGACTGTGTAGAAGGGTTCCACGAGAATCTGTTTTGATTCCAAAGTTTACCGGGGTTCGGCCGGCCTGCGGATCATTATGTACCTAATATGACCAATATGCCTCTTAAGAAATGCTGAATCTTCAGTGGCGTACCCCAGAACAGGACTTCCTGCACCAACGTGTAATGCAGGATGCTAAGAAACTGGATAAAGACCAGCTACTTGAGATTTTCGCAGAAATCCATAGCCAATATCTGTTAAGGAATCATTTGTTTAGTCGTTTAGCATCCTGGTGTGCTCAGAATGGTGTACTGCTTCCTAGCTTTCAGGAATTACTAGAACCCAAAAATGTTGATCACCCATTTGAATAGGCGCAAAACCGATTCGTTCTAAGTATTTACTCATCGCGCTCCTTTTCTCCGATGTGGGCATAGAGATTACGGAGTCACCTGCCGGCAGCTGCGCCACAGCTTTCTTAGTTAATTCAAAAGCCGCCCTCAGGTGCTGGATACCAGCTCTTTTGTTATTTGTCCCCGCGTGGGCAGATCGTCTGTTCTTTCGTCTCCAATACCAGTCGCGAGCTCCCCTCTGACTTTTCGAAGTTGTCACGGCGATGTTCCAGACATCATCGTTAAAGCGTTCTAGAAATATAAAAACCCAAAAGCTTCCCTTTTTTACTTTGAGGGTTTTAAGTTTTTTCCGCATAATCAGACATTAAAAAAGGGGCGGTGTCCGCCCCAGTGTGCCTCAGATTTAACTCAGAAGTCGATTCCAAGAGCTTTTGCTTGTTCTTCAGTCAGCTCCACAGCCTTCTTCCCGCCCGCTGCCGGTGGTTCTGGCTTTGCTGACTTGGGAGCAGGCGGAAGACTCGCCTGAGGATCAGCAGAGGCGAAGGTTCGATCAGATCCGGATGGATTCGCTGCTGCAAATTGAGCTTTGATCTCCGTGTGATCAGCGCCCAGCGGCAATTCGACAAGATTTGCCCCAGGGATGTGAGACCTGAGCGCAGCCGAGATAAGCCCAGGACCTTTGTCGTTAAGCCACGCATCGATGTCCGTGATCAACTGGGTTTCTTTATCGTCTGCGGGGGGACGATCCGCGAACTCTAGTGCGTTGAAATTAATCTTCGCACCATCTGCACCCGTCATAGGATCACGTTCGTTGAACGAACGAGTCACAAACTTAGTGGTCGTGACCACTGAGGCGCAGTTGATTCGATTGTTGTAGAGAGTTTGGAAATAAGATATGAAGTTTTTCTGGCTGGATTTACCAGAAATCATCGAGGTCGTCACACATCGCGACGGCAGCAGCCTGTGGTTAGGTGATACACCGATGTATGCGATTCGGAGGAATTCCTCCTGATTCCTCATCCCGAGGTTTCCAAAATAAGGAGTGAATCCCAGCAGAATAAATTCAATCGGGATACCGTTGTCGTTTCGATCCACGATTGCTGAATCGGGATCAACATCAGATTTCCAACGTCGAGCTTGGAGATCAATCCGTAGAGTGTGAGGCGGGACGTTACAGAGAATTTCGTCCTCAGAAAATTGACCAGCGATAAACACCATGAGTAGTTACCAGAATCAGAGAGAGAAGTCGATCGAGCCGATAGCTGCGGGAGCCACTTTTCCTTTTTCAGGATCAGCAGCTTTTTTAGGGGTTTGTTTGGATTGCTTTGGGAGATACAGAATTTTCTCAACCGTATAATTTAGATAATTCTTGTCCTCCTTTTCGCTTGTCGAAACTTTACCCACAGCAATTGTGGGCGTGCCCGGCGCAAGTTCAGATAACTGTTGAGAAAGTTCACCGAAAGCCGAGAGTTTAAACCAGTTAGTTTCTTGATTCTCGTTTTGCCACGCTAAGGATCGATTGGTTACTGAGGTGTCGCTGAGCTCAACAACGTCAGTTTTCGGACCTAAACCCCCCGTGGCAATGAAGGTATTAAAAGCAAGTAAATCATCAAAATTTTCTTTGCTCACTATGAGCATGGGTTGCATTTGAAGTGTTCCTTCTAGGGTTGACTTAGTCGGACCTATTGCTAATACTGTGTCATTTTCTTTTAGGTTTGCGATTAGTTTACCTACATAATGTTTCTCGTTTTGAATTAATTGGATTTTCGTGCTGACCTTTCGATCGCTAGCTGGGAGAACTTCTCCCAATACATTGATTTTTTCTTCTTCTGTTTGGGTGTCAGACGTAATTTTTACGCCCAAGATAAAAACGTTCATCTTTGAGTTTTCGGTAAATGGTTGATCTGTGAACCTTGAATACCTGAGCTACCTGCGAAATGCTGGCGCCTTGGCCGATAGATGCTAGGAGTAATTTCTGGTCGCCGCCGGAAAGCTTCGAGTTTTTTTCCGCTTTGTATTCGAAGTGGTATGGGTTTATACAATGTATATTATTGCACTTTTGTTTTATAGTTTGATCTCCGCTTCGTACATCTAAGTAATCTGCTATAATATTCCTGACATAAAATCTTTTACTGCACACGTATATACACGGGTGTCCGTTTGCCTTTTTACCGGGCCAGAGACTGCAATCCCTATAACTGAAATTATTTGACGCTAAATCACTGAAGAGTGTTGAGAGCTGTTCGTGTCCCGTCGTATCGTCCGCATATGTAAGCGTGTAGTTCTGAGTTTTTAAAGCACGAGCGATATCCGAAGCTTGAGCCTGCGCGTGGTTTGAGTCCCCTCCATGTATCTCTATGATTAACTTATGCTTACATACATTTAGTTCTAACTTGTAATGATTTGTTTTTTCCACATGCCAAAAAAATACCCCTCAATTTTACTTGAGGGGTTTCTTTGTTAGTTCTATCGTCCTTTGCCGCCGCCGCCACGACCGCCGCCACCACCGCCACCACCGCTATTGCTGGCGGAGAAAGCAGCCGCTGCCGCTGGAGGAGCTGTGTATGTAAACGGGCTAGCTATAGTTGTTGCCTGTCCGCCAGTTGTTGCGGGTGCAACCGAAATACCAGCTTCTCGGGCCACGGCTCCTTTAACTTCCTGTTTAGTTTCTTTACCTAGTTGCTTGGATACAGCGGTTTCTAAGAACGTTTTAGCCGCTGTGGGACTAGAGGGGAGCTGCCCACCGTAAGCACCCGTTGAACTTAATTTAAATCCGGCTTCCTTTATATCTGCTTGGACTGCCTGACCAATCTGTGATTTGGGCATGGCAGCAGCAAAACCGAAAACACTGGCGGGGTCATAACCAGCTTTCAGGGCAGCCTGTACATCGGCTGCTGTAAATTTCGCCGCACCTAGTTGTGTATAACTAACGCCTCCAACTGTACCGGTATATTGTTTACCGGCTGTTGTAGTAGGTGTAGTCGGAGTAGTAGGTGTAGTCGGAGTAGTAGGTGTAGTCGGAGTAGTAGGTGTAGTCGGAGTAGTCGGAGTAGCGGGTGCTGCTGCAGCAGAACTTCCTTGCCGATTCAAGATGTCGATTATTTGACCTAACGATCCGGTCACTCCGGACAGATCAGCGGCAGCTTGATTGACATTTGCCGTCGCTGTGGGAGCACCTACATTAATTGTTGTCGCTCCTCCTTCTCCCCCTCCCACGGGGCCCATCATTACTTCCTTTTGGACTGGGGTTACGTCTCGTCCTAATCGACCGCCTCTTCTGGTTTTAGCACCATAGCTCAAACGGAGAGTTGGAAAGTAGTTAGCTAAAACCGATTCAGTCTGCGCTACTCCTTCTCCTCCAACCGAGGGCAGGTCAAAATCAAATTGCTGACCGGCAAAACCAAAAGAATAACGACGGGGAGCCACGTAATTTCTCGAATCTACTTAGATTATAGGGCTTTACTTATTCTTATCCGTCTCCTGAAAAAACCTGCGGAGATTGTGACCTTTTTTGAGGACACGATCCAAGACGTTTGAGGAGATGATTGCCTCTTCGTATGTTTTAAAGATCTGAGCCTGTTCGGGTTCTTCTACATATTTAACTACCTTGTCGTTCGCTAGTATGTTGCTAGCAAAACCCCCGTCAGGCCCGATAATTACCCACGCCTCGCGGAACCTTAAATTGGTGTGCGAGGCCATCTCGCTCTCGGTGTAGAGCCTGTTTTTCTTGACTATTTTAGTCGTATTTTTTGCTACGCTCTTAGTTTCTTGTTTCTTAATATTTACGGTGATTTTATGTTGTCTTTTGAGCGAACGAGCGTGGTTGCTCGCTTTTAACGGCGAATCAAATGACTCAGGTATTACAAATACACACTCTTCGCCTGTAATTGCACCGTAGTATTTACCGTCGCTTTTAACAGTAAATACTTCTTTTGTCGGTTGTAGCGGGATCTCGATAAGGTTCATCATTTAGCTGCCCATGAGTCACCGATGCTCGCATCGGCTGATGCCGGAACTGATTTAAGAACGTTTTCTGCCGCGCGAACCATAGCATCTTCCAGAATCTTTTTGTACTCCTCAGCTAGCTCCTCTTTAACTTCTAGCACCAGTTCATCGTGAACACAGGCAATTAGGTGTACTGAGTCGTCTAAATAGTCGTTTAAATTAGCTATCGCCATTTTTAAAATATCCGCACCTGAGCCCTGAATCAGTGTGTTCGCACAAGCCATCATAGTTGCGTCGTCGTAGCTCAGTAATCGTCTGCGACCTAAAGCAGTCCGCGTGTACGTCCAGCCATCTTCGACCAGTGCAGCTCGCTCTTGGTGCCACTGCCTAAGCCTGGGATACGCGTTGTGGAAAGCCATGTGCGCAACTTTGGCCTCTGATAAAGTTATAACTTTACCTGATTGTGCAGCATACGTTTTATATTTCCTGTAGCCCATACCATAGAGCAGAGCGAAGTTAAGTGTTTTACCGTCTTGTCGCTCATCTTTTGATACTTCGGTTATATCCTTTTTATATATGAGACTAGCTGTAAGTGTGTGTAAATCTATGTTCTCGTTAAACGCTTTCCTCATCTGAGGGATATTTACCAGTTCTGCCCCTAACCTCAGTTCGATCTGAGAGAAATCTGAGATAACCAGTTTGTAACCGGGTGCCGCCACAAAACATTCTCTGAAGTCTTTGGACCTCGGTATCTGTTGGATGTTGACGGCAAAAACTGTTTTTTTCTTCGTTTTAGCGGTTTTAGGCGCACCACTGGACGTGAACCGACCTGAGTTTGCACCCATCTGATTGTATCCAGAGTGTATCCTGTTAGTTATGGGGTTTACATTATCTATTAGTTTATTTACGTGCTCTAGCCTTGTTTCAATTTTTGCCCGCTCTCGGTAGAGGATCACCGTGGGGTTGTCGCTATCGAATTCAGCCAAGGCAATCTGATTTAGTGTTGGCTTCCCTGTCGAACCGTCAACAGGCAACGCTATTTCCGCTGCTTGGAAGGCTCGGACAACCTGAGCAGTTGACCCAGGGTTGAACTCTTTCTTAGCTTTCTTTCCGACCAGAATCTCACCCTGAACTCCGCGTGGGAGTTTGTGATCTTCCGGGAGCGTGTCGTCCAGCGACCGGATGAACTCGTTAGTTTTTCTTTCTAAATCACTTTCGATTTTTTCTCTTAGGGTCTTTAATTTTGTTACGTCGATTCCAAATCCTCTGTAGCACATCCTAGCTACGGGACGTATACATTTACTCTCTATACTGTAGATTCCGAGTAGTTCTTCTTCTTTAAGCTCAGCCAATTGATCCGCAGCTATCTTGGGAAGAATATCAACGTCTTTTGCGGCGTATACAATTTGATCCAGCGTCAACGTATCTACGCTCCAATCCGTTAAGCGCTGCTCTTTATCGATTTCTAAATTTAATCTCCGTTCTGCCACAGCTTTTAAGCCGCAGGACACGTCGGCAAAATATGGCTTGTTTATTTGCGGGCTATACCTCTTTTCCTTGAAACCCGCTCGTAGGATTCTCTCGGCAACATACGTATCGAAAATTTTATTTTTGAAGTCGATACCTAAGTAGTAAAAGAACTGAAGATCGAAGTTGAGGTTGTGCCCGATGAGCATTTCCCTCGTTTCGATGAGTTCCTTCAGTTCCGTTTTTATGTTCGCTTTAAAGAGATCAAACACATAAACCGTTCGATCTTCTTCATCAGGGTTGGCGTCACACAGCTGCAGGAGTCTGGGTTCAGCGATCCCAGCTTGGAGCCCCGTGGTTTCAAAGTCTGCGCAGAGTTTGTCGGAAAGCTTTAGTTCCTCGATGGCGGCTTGAGCTTCGTCGGTTTTTGTCAGGTATTGAATTTGCATGAGAAAAAAAACTAAAAAAAGAAAGCCCCAGAGGCTGGGGCTTGATGATAGGTCTTTTCTTTTGAGGTGTCTAGGTCACATGTTGCGAGCTTTGAAGAAATTGTAGATGTAACTATCTACGTCTCCCCAGAGGGCCTTCATCTTCTCGCCCTTCTCTGTTGCTTTGATTTTGTAATAAACCCGTTGCATACTGTGTGCATTTGCGCTTGTGTTAGCGCGAACGGGACCGACCGAGATTCCGCTCTTCTGCTCGACCAGATCGTTCTTACGGCACCACAGTAGACCTTCACGCAATCCGATGTAAATCGGGCTGACGTGGAAGGTCAACTTCCGCTCAACACCGGGTTGGAGCTCCAGGGGTTGCCACATCAAACCCAAACCGGAGTCCTCGGATTTAAATCCGCGAAAGAGTACGGACTTTTCTGAGATGTCGCTTTCACGCCAGACCCGGTTTACGTAATTGACTGCTACATCCTTAAGTGTTGTCCAGTCGTTTCGAGAGGTCGATGCGATTAGCAATGCCGCCCCGGTAGCCCAGTAATTATTGGAGTCGTGCAGCTTAGCGATCAGATCTTCGATGGTCGCACCCGCCGCCATCTCGGGGACTCTCGATGCGCGAGCAGGCTTCGAGACCATCGGGGCTGCCTTTGGGTCATCCTTATGTCGTACAGACATCTTGAAGGCCAGTGTGGCCAAGTCCGGGCTTTCGTGCTTGACCGCCATATCGAACAGCTTCTTGCTGTCGATTTTGCTGATGTTAATTACCTTAGCCAGGTCGATCTCAAACGGTCCGTTTTCCTTGTTCTGAGCGGCTTGCATGAGAGCCATGGCTTCGCCGTGCTCGATGGGTGTGCTCTGCAAAAGAAATTGAAAGGTCATGTCTATTAGGCTTGACTCGTCAAGATTAACGAAGAACCCTTGAGAGGTAAAGTCCTTCCGTTTATCTTTATTTTTCAACTACTGAATTTTGCCGCAGACCCCTTTTGGGGTTATAGCTTTTATGTTTTCTAATTTCGTTGTGCCTTGTTGATCTCGTTCTACAACATCCAGCCACAACTCGATATCATTCAGTATTTTAAAACTAACTTCCTGTAAATCCTGAGCTTCTAAAACTACATTATTGTATAGCTCATGTAGTTCTTGAATACCGAAAGCCTCCCTCAAATATTGCTTCATCGGTATACAAACGTCGTAACTCACCCCTTTTGCTGCCGGGATAACTATAGATATGATTTTTGGTCTATCAATCAACTGGATTATTGCGCCTTCGTACCACAACCGTGTGGGCTTTAAACGACTTTCCTCAAATAAGTGAGAGGGGGCGTAAAACTCTCTGATTAAAAATGTTTCTATCTTATGTTTTAAAGCATCTGCTGTTATTTCTGGGGGGCAGTACTGTTGCAGTATTTCTTCTAATACTGTTTCAGTTTTAGGGTAGGTATTCTTCAACTTTTCGCCACAATGTTTCTCCGTTGACTTTTCCGTAACAAACGAAAAGTCCAGCTCCCGTAGCATACAGCGATCCGACAGTGGCGTCACGGCTGAATTTAGCAAAGGCGTCCGGGCACCAAGGGCTTATATCAATATCCTCTATTGCTTTTAATGTTCTTCTTAGTTTGTATTCTTCTCTTATTTTTTCTAGTTCTTCTAGAGGATTCATTTGATTTGGTGTTCATCGAAGACATTTCTGGATAGAGTCTACTGTTGTTTCGTTGTTACGTAAGTCGACAGAGTAGACCTCGTCACTAAAGTCTTTACAAACAGCGGGCACTGCCATGTTGATGCAGATCGTAGACCACTGTGTTCCTGTTTCATTTTTGAAGTGATTCAGTCTCCTCTTGAAATTATCGTTTACTTCTGAGTTACCGTCAGTAATAAGCAATACATCAGCGCGTTCTCCGACGACCCCTTTGCTGACCGCGTGGGCAATCACCTCATTAAAACTTGTACCTCCCCCGAGTGTCCAGTCACCGATGAATTCAATGAGCTCTTTGTTGTTTTTACGATCGCCAGCCAGTACAACAGATTCCTGTATACGTGTGTCGAATAGATGTATACGTACTTCACGTTTCTCCTTCATTGCTTCTTCTGCAACAACAAAAGCGATTGCTTTGCTCCAGATCTCCGCATCTCCCGACATCGAACCCGATACATCGACATACAGTACGATCGGACCCTTACCCTGATCTTTTAGGTTTGCTGTGTAATCCTTAGTTAATAGAGTCTTTTGGGAGTATTTTAATGCAAACAGAGCCCGCCCTTGCGGTGTGTTAGCTAAAGCAATTTCCGTAGGGAAAGCTTTAGTTAGATCATCGCTGAATCGTGCGCCCGTGATTGCTTCGTAATTCGCAGATGCTTTCTTTGCCCTTTTGCGTTCCTGCCATACTCTCCTGAGCGCCCCTAACCTTTTAACAATCTGTTTAAGGTTTCTGTTATTTTTTAGTTTCTTAGCCAGTTCCCGTTTCTCAGAAAGGTTTCCTGCTGAGTGACCCTTACCAGAATCTTGTCCAAACAGCTGACTAATACTTTCGTTTATATCGTCGCTGTTCTTAACAGCTTCGTCTACGACAGCGTGGGTCTGAGGTTGGATAGCTTCACGAGCACTCTGGATTGCTTCATTAATAGCTTGGTTTAAAGCTTTCCCTTGAGCTCTAGCTTTTTGAGCTGCTTCTTTATCTCCAGCAGCAACAGCTTTTTGATAGTCCTCCCGTAGTTGCTGTAGCTTATTCCCTGCGTTAGTCAACAGTTCAACGTTGAATTGATTTTGCTCAATTGCTTCCTCAATAATTTCGGAGATACTGTTGATAATGTTGATAGCGTTGTTGCCCGCATTAAACTGCTGTCCGACACTTCTGTGCAGTAGTTCTGGCCACGCAGCTGCTTGAGTTAAATCGCTCATTATTGCCCACCAGATGCCGTTCTCCGGTTTATAGCCTTCAGGGATTGCTGTGGCATCACCATTACAAACCTTGCGGTAGTAATCCTCGTATGCGTCTTCGGTTACCAACCATGTAACGCTGTCTGCGTTGTACAACCTTTCGAATAACTCTTTCCCGAACCGTGACAGTTGTTTGATGTTGTAGTGATCTACTAAGTAGTTAACAGTAGGACGAGCGTCACGAATAAAATCATTCCATAGGAAATCCGCTAAGGCGGAGCACGCCAATGTGAGCGGTTCGTTATCTACGAGTCTTACAAAGTCACTCTGTTTGTTTAAGTTCATGTCACTTGGTGATGTCGTTGATGGCTCGGGCCAGTGTTTCGCAATGGGTTTGCAACTGCTGTACAAGCTTTACACCCTTTGATCGGGTGGATACGCTCATTTTGAATGTATTTCCATCGAGAATCTCATTTACTTTTTCCACGACGGTAGTCATATCCCTGTGATACTTACGAAGGGATATCACATCATCGTTTAGTTCCGATAGTCCACGAGCCTGCATTCGATGACTGCGACTTGAGAACTCTGCCATAATTCCTGCTGCTGCACGTTTGGCATCTGCAAAAATTCGATCGGCTGTGGGGATCTCCTGCTCTAGCACTTCCCGGATGATCTGCTGATCCTCCTGTGTTTGGTACACAATGTGAACTAACGAGTCGTGCATATGCTCTGGGTGAAGTACATCGTCACCTTGAACAACAGCCCACGCTCTCAAGAATTTGAGGATTTGAACTCGGCGGCGATCTGAGATTACGATGCTACGGGATTCGAGTGCCTGCCAAACACAGCTAAACTTTTCCAGGAACTCATCGGAGATTTTAATTTCTCCTGTTTGTTCTTGCAGTTCCTTTAGTTCCGCTAGCGTTAAGTGCTCTCCTACCTTTGGTCTGTCCTCCATCCCCAGCCCCCAAGCATCCAGAAGCCCCTTGGACGCTGGTTTCTTAAGTGCTTCGACCGTGGGGCGAAACAAGAATCGATCCGCAAACGCTTGCAGTGATTCTTCATCCGGCCAACTATTTGTCGCAGCGATTATGGATTGGATTGGTGTTTCTATATTTATCTTACCGTTATTGAATGTCCGCTCGTTCAGTAGCGTCAGCAAAGAGTTGAGGATGGCAGAGCTTCCGCGAAAAAGCTCATCAACAAAAGCGATGTGAGCGGAGGGCAGGTAACCCTCAATGTCTCTTGTATATTCGTCGTTCAACAGTTTGCTCACTGCGACTGGACCGAATACCTCAGATGGATCCGTTGTAGGAGTCAATAAATAACCGAAGTAGTTAGCTTCAGTAATGCCGCCACACAAACTGCGGACTAAGTCGGACTTTCCTGTGCCCGGTTTACCTAGTAAGAAGGCGTTCTGTTTACTCAATAATGACGCGAGAAGACCATCGATGATGTGCTCTCGCTCAAGTGTTGCGGCGTTAAGCGCTCCGCGAAACGATTGAAGCTTCTGGAAAAGTTGGTCCTGCATTGTGTAGGTGTTAGAGAGTGAATGGTTTGGGGCGTGGGAAGGGCATGTAAGCACAACCAACCCAACAGTTTTCTGTTAGTTTTCCACTGACCGTAGCCAGTCGATTGATCGCAAAATCGTAACTTACGAAAGTCACAGCATCCATTATGTTGTCTGTGTAACTTTCTAGGTCACTGAGGTAACCCTTGTCGGATTCGATCACGTGAACGAGGCGGTCCATTAGAAATCCACTTCAATGTCGGATGCATCTGTATTATTTTCCGTTACTTCAGCGATCAACTCATCGAGCTTACCTCCAGCCGCTTCGATTAATTCCTTGCGCTGTTCCAACAACTTTTTGAGTTTCTTGGAGCGTTGCTCGTAAATGTCCACCTCTAAGTTCACATCCTTCATCAGAAGATTGAGACTGTTGGAATTCTCAGCAGACTTAATCCTTTCGCAAAGTGTCTTATAAGACGACGAAAGAGCGAGAGACTGCTTGAGTTTTTCGAGACCTTTCGATTCGTCCCTTGAGTTACATATGTTCTCAAGTTCCTCGCGTATCTCAGTTTGAACCTGATAGAACTTTTCCGTAGCGTTCTGCCGCGTGGCTGTGTTGGGAGATTGCAAATCCGCGCCACTCTGTAAAAGCCGCTGTGAAAGCTCCGCGAGCTTATCGAAACCAGTAACTGAGTCACTAATGAGTTGTAGTTTCTCTGCTGTGATCTGCCAACTCCCACGCTTCTTCTCCGATCCTGTTTGTTGTTTGCCAATTTTGCTAACGATCCGGATGTCTAGATCATCCAGTAGCTGAGCCCCGAGGAGTAAAGCTCTATCTGCCGCACCTTGTTTTGCTGCTTCCAGAACTTTTTCGGTGTTGATGGCATTCTCAAACTGGATAAATGAATCGATATCTCCTTCGATTGGTTTGGTTACTTTTTGTAGTGATACGGGTAAAGGACCTAGAACACTAATGCGAATCGGTGTTCTGTATTCTTCCTTCGTAGGGAAGATTCGCATGTAAGCATCAAAAGCTACAGCGTATTCCATGTCATCATGGAACAGAGGCTTAAGGATATTTTCCGTAGTTGTTTTCCACTTACTAAACTCTTCGTCCCAAAGATCTTTTAGTCGAGCGTTGGCTTCTTCTGCTTGCGCTCTAATAGTTTTAATCAGAGCGTTAGCGTCAGAAAAATAATTAGCAGTGACAAAATGATTATCGCCGAAGTGAATGCAATAGCTATCGTACAGTTCACGCTGTAGAACACGAAGTCCGTCAAGTTCCTTCTTGAGGGCATTGCTGAGATGCGGTCGGATACTAACCGTATTGCTTGCTTCAAGGGTGTCGATAACTGATTGGGGAAGCTTTAGATCGTCGAACTTGAGCTGTACAGACTGTCTCACATCTGCTGAGATCTGACACGACAGTAAATAATGGGTTGTCATTGTGTTAGTTAAATGTTGGTTCAGGGTGAACAAAGGAAACACCCCTCGTAACGAGGGGCAACTCAAGATAGCTATGTGCGCTGAGTGCGCAAGGTGTCTTTAGGATTTCTTAAGGCGGCTGAAGGCGAGCACGATTTTATCAGTTGTTTCATCGCATTCCTGGGCTGCTACCAGCTGCTCTGCCGCGTGTTTCAGCTGCAGTTTTGCCAGTTTCAATTCGTGTTCGAGCTTCTCTACTTTCGCTGCAAGCTTATCGAGCTTGGCGTGCGGCGTGGGCTTGCGGTGAATCCGAACGACGATGTTGGTATTCAACTGCGGGAATTTAAATCGGCTGTTTTCTCCGGAGAACACCGAGAGATCAAGCCCTTCGCTCTCTGCGATCTTTACATCTCTCAGCAAATTATCCCGCGCAGCGTCGTAAGGAACACCGAAAGAATCATTTAGTTGTGAGAGTGCTTCATCCATTTCGTTGTAGCACTCGGCGGCGATTTGACCGAGATCGATCAAGTCAGATGTACGGATGGTCATGGGGTTTGATGTTGATGTTGATGTCGCACCACGTTGAGTAGGGCTCGTGTGCCGCCCTGTGTTCACACTGTAGCACTAAGGGAGTTTTCTGTAAATAGGTGAGTCGGTGCCGAGGGATCGAACCCGCACGTGCTGCGATCAAACTCCCACGTAAAAAGCGCAGCAGCCACCAGGCGCACCGTTAACTCATCGCCGTGGATACACAGTGACCCAGGAGGCATAAACTTCCCGGTTCTGCTTTAGAAAAAGCTTTTTAGCTTCTTCCTGAGTGTCGGCAGCGATCTTTCCATCATACTTCCAACCGTCTTTTCCTCGTCGAACAAAGACATCAAACTCATGGATTATCTCGGGGCGCTTGGCTTGCATTGATGTGCAGCATTATTTAGCCCATCAATCATACCAATACCCCGAGATAAAGCTAATTTGGTTTAAGTAAAGCTACAAACATCACAGGTATTACAGAAGTAATAGCTCGTCCGTTCATTAGCTAAAAAAGGAATACCTTATTAGAGTTTGGTTTACTTAACGTAAATTTCGCGACGAAAGTTTAATTTAGTGTCGCGGCGTGGTCAATCCGTTAGTCCACAGGGTTTTCCTCTCGATAGGAGAGATGCTCCTCCGCTGCTTTGGATACGTTTAGCCCTCGTTTGTAGCTGAGCTGGATTGACGGACTCAGTTGCAGGTTGTTGTCGTTTTCGAAGTGCTTATACCGAATCATTAGTTCGTCTCTTACCTTGTCGAGAAACTTGTAGTAGTTGGGATCAAGAAGGGCGTTCTGCACTGAATTTACGGTGTTGTTCGAGAGCATCGTGGAAGATCAATTGCAATTGTTGGAAGTAATCAAGACTCTCCTGAATCGGTTCTTTTAATGCTGTTTGATCTAGTTCCTCCAGGGATGCTTTGTACTGTTTCATGATGTTCTTTATCTGCGCGGAGACGCTTTCCGTTTCCTCCTTAGTTAGATAGACAGGGATTCTGTAGTTTGAGAACTCTAGCATTGGAGGATGGTAGTGACACTTGAGTGTAGTCTGTGCGTCGGCTCCGCGCAAGCGGTTGGGTCAAGTCTCTCGCTGGATAAATGCGACAACACATTGATGCCTCGGTCTTAATTCGATCAGATCGCCGTGATCGTATCGGTTGCACCTGACACCGTTCCACCCGATAAGATTCTTGGCGCGTCGCACCACATTCTTATCCTCGGCTTCGATGTAGTGTTTCTCGACCCAGCTGTAGTTAGCTTGGCCGCCGAATGTGTCAGTGATTTCGATGAAGTAACCAGCCATTGTCTTAGTTAAATACGTAGTGATTAAGGTTTGGGCGAACGAGCCACATCTCGTAAGCTCGGTCGATGTAGATGATTCCGCGCTTTTCGAGTGAAGTTGCGACGCGGCGAGACACAGCATCGGTGTGGATGTGGAAGGCATGAACTATCGCAGGACCATACAGGTTGATACTGCGACGCATAAAGTTGATCATCTGCTTCTGCAGATAGCCAAAAGGTCTGCTGTTCATTGTTAGTTACCGGGGGTGATTGTCAGATTTTGTCGTTAGGAACTAGAAACCAAGCAACGAAAAAACCGATAATGATGCAATAAGGGGCGATGGGCAGTGTCGTTGTACCGCCCAGCACCATCAAAACGAAGGACAGAACGAAGAAAAGATTGTTTCGTTGAGATTTAGTCATCGTCAGGAGCGAATGCGAAATTTTCGTGAAGTTCACCCATCACACAGTTGACTATGCTCTCCACAACACTTTCGGTTGTCGGTGACTCTGTGTGTTTGTGTGCCCGAGCGTGACCACGTCGGACACCATCTTCGATTGATTGCTCTAGCAGTTTGTAAAAACGAGGTTTCATGCTCATGGGACAGAGGCAGGGAATGATGATAGTACCTGCTGCAGAGAGGAAAGGTAGAGGTTATGGCAGATCTGCTGCGCCTCTGCTACTCTGCTCTCGTTTGTTCCACATAACATCGTATGGCGCGTCCGATTCCAGTCCCTGATGAGGTTGCTGAGTGGTTGGCATTGTCTGATGTTGAGGATTGTGAGACTCAATCTGGTTTGGTTTGGCGTAAAGATCGCAGCCGGTTTAAGGCGGGGCAACCAGCTGGTTATCTGTGGCTGGATAAGAACTCAGGTAAACATGTTTGGGTGATTCGGTTTAACTACAAGACGCTGTTAGCTCGTCGTGTTGTTTACAAGCTCGCGTACGGTATTGATCCGGGAGAGCGTAAAGTCTTCCACAAGGATAACGATTGGATGAACAATAAAGCCAGCAACTTGTACCTAGAGGGAAGCTAAGACTCTCCGTAGGAGTCGATCTGTTCTCTGAGTTGGGCGATTGCATCTTGCAGCATATAAGATCTTGCGGATGAAGGTGAATCATCGAGAGCACATTCAAGTTGCCAGAGTGTGTCCTTCGCGTCTTCGATTGTTAGGAACGTGTTGGTGCAGTAGGTTACACCGTATTCGTCTTGTTGAGTGATGTTGATCATTGTGTTGTTGGTGTTAGTTAGTGAGGGCGGCCCAGCGTAGCTGGATAGGTTACTTATCGCGCCACGATTTACATGGGACACGACTTACATAATGCAGGGCTGTGGGATCAGATAAGTTATATTCTCGTGCCATACGATGAGCTTCCTTAGGATCGTTGAACTCGTCGATTGTTTCCACAGTCTTGGGATCTTCTCGACGTTGGATGTAGAACGGCATTGATCTAAACTGGTAACAAAGTTGTGTTGGTTCAATGGAACAGTTAGCGGCTGAGTTCCTTAGCAAGTACATCACCGAGAATGTCGGACCCTTAGGTGCTATTGGTCGGATGCCTTTAGGTGTTGTTGGTTCACTCGCTGGTGTTCCTGGTGTTGGCCCTGGTGGTGAAGTATCGCCCGGCATTAACAAACCCGAATTGTTGGGAGGTTTAGCCGGGCTTGGTATCAGCTCGCTGTTCGGTTGATTGCTACATCAACCCCGGACGAATGAGTGACGGCTGTTAAGTTCAATCTCCCAATCATCTTCTTCGATTGCGGTGCCAAACCATTTGTGATTCTTCTGGTAGATACCAGCACCGCAGAGATAATGGAGGATCACATTAAGGCGTGACTTTGTAGTTGGTGTTTGCCAACCGCAATCGCAGATAGTTACAAGATCGTGTGTGATCTGAGCGATTGGGTTGCCATGTAGGTACACATTGACGCGCTCGATGTTGCGCTCGCCGTGTGGGAAGTACACTGCAGTTACTTCAGTGTTGCTGGACTTCCAATCCTTACGTTCACGGATTGCATCCAGCATCTGCTGTTCAATCTTTCTCATGATGGGTTGTTGGGTTTGGTGTTCAGGTAGAATGAGTGGAGTGATCTCAGGTTATGATGCGGTTCGCTGGTGAAGTGTTCACGGCTGAGGAGAATGATCCCGCTATCGCATCAAACTATGAGGATCGTGCTAGACACAGAGAAGAGGCTAAGATTCTATATAACATGATCATGAAGGGTGAACTAGGTGACCCCTCTAAGTATGCTGATACGTTGAAGGAGTTACAGGATCAAATAAGTGGCTTGGGGTTTAAGGGAGTTTGATACAGTCAATCGAAAGTTTCGTTGTACAACTTGACGATTTGTTTGTACATTGTTTCGCACTCTTCGAGTACAGCAGCACAACCAGATTCGGTTAGGTAGTATTCCTTATCCTCTCGCGCTTTCCATAAGTGACTGCGCCAGTGTGCAGTTGAATCGTGCAGCATGTAGCGCAAGTGTCCTAGTTCTTTCTGATCGAATGTAACTTGAACCTTGATAACTTTGCTTTCCATGATGTTTGTGTGATTGTGTGAGTTGGCTCCGCGTTAGCGGTTGACCTTAAAGTTGTGTGGGATTGAGCGTGCAAGTGTTGACCAAAAGGTCATGCGCTCCCTCTTCCATAATTCCACAGCGTATGTAGCATCGTTCGAGTTGTAGTATCCATAAGTGTGTGCTTCTTCCATGCGCTTTCTTGCACAATGTGCGATGTTGTAGCGCCTGAGGCTACACAATGTTGCTGGAGGTTCGTATTCATAAGTACACCCATCAGTGTCTATGTATTGAGGCAAAGTGTTAGTCATGATGTTTGTGTGATTGTGTGAGTTGGCCCCGCGCTAGCGGGAGAGAATTAGAGCTTCGATGTCGATAAATGAATTTGTGTTGTCGTAGTAAGTAACATCAGCCGACAAACCTTGGCGTGAATCATAGTTAGCGTAGGTAACTTTCATAAACTTACTGGTCATAAGGTAAGCGTAGTGAGTAGTAAGGAAGTCGAAGATCTCGCTATCGGAATTGATTTCTTCTGTGTCCATAGAGATTGTCAGATTGTCATTGGATAGTTCTACATAGGACTCCAAGATGTCTGCAAACTCTTCGACTGATTTACAGTCAGCAAGTCCCTCAGGAATCTCATCCTCGTGGTTAGTTAAGTAGTCATAGAGTTGGTGACACAGATCGTTGCCATCAAGAACGCACTTAATTGTGCAAGTTGCAGTTGCTGCGTGTTGTGTGTAAGACATTGGGTTGTTAATGTGATTGTGTGAGTTGGCCCCGCGTTAGCGGTTAGGGTTGCATGTTGCTGGGTTGATGTTCACCGTGGTGATGTTGCCTTCGATGCACAACAGCGCATCATCAAGTTGGCGGATTGTATCTTGCGAACGATCTGCAAACGTGTTGGGGAAGTCTTTAGCTAAAGCCAACACACGTTGGCGATAATCAACCAGCGCAAGTCTGAGAATTGATGCATCAATCGTTGTCATTGTCCTTGTAGGTAACTGTGTAGGGATGGTGTTGACTGTTGGGGAAGTCTTCATTTACTTCAGGAAGGATGAAGTTGAAGAAGCCAGTCTCTGTGGGAGTGATATCATTCTCCTCACAGTATTCCAGATAGTCTGAGGGTTCGTAACAGTAAGTGTGCGTTACTGTTATCTCCGCGATGTTAAATGTTTTCATGAACCCTCAGGGCACAATGGGAATCGTCCATGTTTGATAATCCGGCATCATGTTTACAACTAGAAACCGTCAAATACTGATTGATTGCGTCGATTGCTGTAACTGACAGACCCAGAATGCCGGCGTTCAGCACTATGGCGGCGATGATGATAGCTGAATTTCTGAGCATTTGATTCACCTGACGTAAGCGATTGTGATGCCACGGTGCAGACAAACATCTTCGATGATGTCGCGCTTGAGTGTTTCCTCCGTGATGAACTGTTGGGTTTGTTCAGTGTCACGATCAACACTGTTAGATAGTGCGCGGATTGTGATCAGACAATTGTCATGCCACTTGCGCAGTTGATCATCAGTCAACATGCATACGAAAGAGTGGAACGTTGTGATGATTGTGTCCACTGATTCTTTGCAGATACGATTGCGGAATGTGCGGTTCATGATGTTGTTAATGTGATTGTGTGAGTTGGCCCCGCGAAGCGGTTAGGTTGCACTCTCTCCGAACATTTGTTCGAACAGAGATGGTTCGGACTCGTACTTAATCTGTTCGCGCACACGATTAAGCTCAGCCAGTAAAGCCTCGTGCTTAAGTTTCATCTTGTGCAGTTCATTCCAGCTGTGGAGAATGTCACGCTGCAGGGTGAATTGTTTGTTCACAAGATCATCCAGGAAGTCGAATGTTTCGTTTGTCATAATCAAACAGGGTTGCGGAGGTGTTCATAACCGGGGACATCATGTGCCCAGTTTGGTGACGGTAACGCGCGGCGCAGTTCGTTATACAAACCAGGCTTGATGTCTACACGTTCGGCATTGTATGCAGCATCGCGCCAGATACCTGGCACAGCATGATGCCCTAGGTATCCCTCATCCCACGCTGCAATTCTCTTGCCGTCACTAACTAGAACGTATAGCCGGCGTGGGTTGCCGTTGCGATCATTGTGTGTGCAAAGGTGTTGGAAGTACATGATCAAATTGTGTTGGGTTAGTTACAGTTAATCAGGAGCAATAGCGGCCCACGACAACACGGTCGCAGTCACCTTCCATCAGGCGGACAACTGTTCCGCTGAAATATGAATCGGAACTGTATCCCTCCCAGTGTTGAAGCTCACTGGTAGATTCTGCAGGTGTGCGGATAAAGTCGCACAGATGGTAGAACTCACCGCGATACTTGAAGAACCCGTAGTTATATTCGATGCTATCGGGGTGCATCCAGTCGAATTGTTTGCGGATCTTATCTTGATCTGATTGGCTGAAGTCGCACAAGTGCATCAGATCGCGTGGCTGATTGTTCGTGATGATGTTCATAACATTCACCAGCAATAGAGCTGGCAGCTGACAA